TACGAAAGTGAGGCGGCCAGAGGTCCAGCAGAGGTGAGTGAGGCGGGCACAGCGGTCAACAGTGAGAAGGAGAGAGAGAGAGAAAAGAGGAGTATGTAAACCGATGTGCTACGACTATACGGCGATATCTCTCTATTCCCTTATAGTATTTAATCCAAGAACAAAAATGTTCATCGGCTATCTCTTTTTCACTCTTACCTTCCTCTACAGCCTCCTTCAAGGCCAGTAGATCGGTCCGGGCACCAGAGCCAGGCGGGACATCGCCAACGGCCCAAGGGCCATCGATACGAGTATCGTCCTTGTGGCAATATGCTATTGCCTGCTTTAAAGTCCCTTTCATAGACTCTATATGGCACCCGGGAAGAAGAGCCTTCACAGTAGCGAATCTAACACGATTCGTGAACACTACCAGACCCTGGTAGTGTTCGGTGCCGGCGGCACCTCTCTCAAGCTGATAGGTGAAATATTTAGATCCCTCTATAGCCAAATTCCCATATGGCTGAGGGGGATTATTATAGGTAAATACCCAATTTCTATATTTCTTTTCAGGAGCAGATTTCGGCATAATATGATATGGGAAGGGTTAACCACCGGGGCAGGGGCGTCAGGCCGAACAGGACAACGCTTAAGCGGGAGCAGGGAGGGCCGGCCACACAGGGGTTGCGGGGCACTCTTGGCCCATGGCCCAGAGGTGGGGGGTAATACTTACCCCCACCTTTGGTCCACCCATACAAGCGGACCCAGGGCTAGCCTCTGGGCTAACCCCTCTAACAAAATTAATCCGGTAATACACTACGTGTATACTGATAGTATCAACGACAATTGGGCTTTAAACCTAGCAAAGGTATATAAAATCCCTGTTATTCACAAACCTCGATCAGGACCCGAAACAACGTACTGGCCCAGCGGACACATACAGACAATGCCTCGGTACAGCAAACCTATCCCAATGAGTATTAACCGGCGACGCGCCTGGCAAGCTGCCAAGGATAAGCGATACATCGCTTATGGAAAAGCCAGAGCAACTGTGGTAGTGCCTGGATATACCCGAACTGGAGGAACCTTCGGACGATTCACGGGCGGGCCTGGGTCTGAGAACAAGTTCTTCGACACGGCCCTGGGCTTCAGCTTCGACTCTACAGGCGAAGTCCCAGCCACCGGCCAACTCAATCTTATCCCACAGGGAGTAACTGAATCTACACGAGTCGGACGCAGCTGCATCCTCAAGTCCATCCAGATCAAAGGCCGACTTCGCTTTGATCCGGGGGCTGCGGCAGACTCTTCAACGATCGCATACCTTTACCTGGTACAAGACTCCCAGTGCAACGGCGCAGCAGCAGCCGTAACGGACGTCCTGACGTCCGCTACTATGGCCGGAGCCATAGTCAATATGGACAACTCCCAGCGATTCCGCATCCTAAAGAAATGGACATGGGCATTAAACTCGGCATCCGGAGTCTCTACCGCCTATAACACGGTAGATAGGGCCATCGATTACTACAGAAAGTGCCATATCCCCCTCGACTTCTCGTCGACTACGGGGGCTATTGGAGAAATCAGATCCAACAACGTCTTCCTTTTAGCAGGATCTGCTGATACTGACGATCTGGTTGCCTTCTCCGGCGTTGCACGAGTACGATTCTCTGACAAGTAGTCACGTTAAGTAAACTTTACGCGAAATTTGGAGGGACGGCTACTCCATCCATGTTCACCACGTCACGCTCTTCACTTCGAACGGGTCCTGCTCCCACTGCTCCTCCAGGAAATGAATCACTTCGGGATCCGACTTCATCCAGTTGTTGGCGATAGGTTGCTTCATCGCACTCTGGGGTCCCGACATAGAATACGTACCCCAAAGGTGCTTGAAGTCTTCGTCCCATTGCGCCCAGTCCTGATTTATACCAGGACTCCGGCGGGCTGTTGGAGGTGATAATGATTCTCTTCGCCAGGAATTGAACGGCTCCGCCTTTGGTCTCCACAACGAGGGGGTAGCGATCTGCGAGTCTCTGGAGGAGATCTCGGGCGAGCCATCCGTAGAACTCATCGATAATGACCGTGGATTGTCCCTCATATCCATCCCACCAAACAGATCCTCCTCGGTCCCGAGGTCGTACGACCCAGAACTGATCGTCTCCGCCAAGTTCAAACGCGTGGCGGCTCTTGCCAGATCCGGGAGGTCCCCAGTAGACGAGCGTCTCAGTCGCCCACGTTC